GGTGTTCTGAAACTTCCTCAAGTTCAATTTAACAAAAAGTCTTATGCTGAAGCAAAGAAGTGGATAGAAGAAGCCGGAGGCTCATGGCAAGGTGGGAAGATACAGGGTTTCACATTTCCGTTTAATCCGGAACGTGTGTTTTCCATTTTGAAAGAAGGTAAGCGGTGTAACCTTCAACAGGAATACCAGTTTTTTGAGACTCCGGCCGATGTTGCCGACTGGCTGGTTATGCTTGCCGGGGGAATACGTGAGGATGATACGGTACTGGAGCCGAGTGCCGGGCGTGGCGCGCTTATTAAAGCAATCCACCGAGCTTGTCCTACTGTAATGGTTGAATGTTATGAGCTGATGCCGGAAAACAGAGAATTTCTTCACACCCTTAGCAACGTAATACTGCTTGATGAAGATTTTACGAAAGACAGTGTAGGGCATTACACTAAGATTATTGCCAATCCTCCATTTTCCGGTAATCAGGATATAGCTCATGTAAAGCTTATGTATGAACGTTTGGAACAAGGTGGAACCCTTGTGGCAATAACCAGCCAACACTGGAAATTAGCTTCGGAAAAGAAATGTATTGATTTCCGTAACTGGCTGAAAGAAGTACATGGAGAAGTGTTTGAGATCAGTGCGGGGGAATTTAAAGAGAGTGGCACTCCTATTAGTACAATGGCGGTAGTTATAAAAAAATAATTCAAAATTGAACAGATATGAAACAGACAGTAGAAGAAGCAGCAAGTGAAAATATCCTGTTTAATCACAGGACAGTTGACAGAACTTTGTTTGGTAAAGATTTGGCAAAGTTTGGAGAGATAAATTTTATTCAAGGTGCAGAATGGCAGTCAAAGCAATCACCGTGGATAAGCGTTAAGGAACGGTTGCCAGAGCCTAACAAGGAAGTTCTTCTTTATGATAACTCCATCCGGCATTATGTCATAGGATGGCTTCGGAGAGATAAAGGATATAACGAAGGCATGTGGAGGCTCTCCAATGGTCGGGTTGAAGATAAGGGCATAACCCACTGGATGCCGATTGATGAACCAATAACCGAGTAATTATGAATGAAGTAAACTTTAATAGAATGTTCGGACAGCAAGGATGGATTTGTCCGAAGTGTGGAAGGGTATATTCACCTTTTACACAAATGTGTTTGTATTGCGGAAATAACAATTCCGAAAATACATTTACATCTGCAAATACACCTACAAAAACTTTCGATGAGACACTCGAATCCAACAAGGATGTGCTTGAACGGATTAAGGAGAAAGGGGACTAATATGGAAAGATATAGGATTGTGAAAGAAATAAGGTATAACGGCTGTATTCCGATAGTCGTGTATTGCGTACAAGTCAGAAAAGACGAACGTCTTTCGTCTGAATGGGTGAATGTAAAAGGTTTTGATACCTATAGGAAAGCAAGAGGGTTGTTGTATGTTTTAAACGGTGATTGATATGAAAACAATTAAGATTTCAAATTTGCAAGAAGGAGATTTGTTTATGTACAAAGGTGTAATGTATGAAATTGTTCATAAGGACAAATGGGAAACATATTGTAAATATATCAACGATAAATATTCATTAGAAGGATGGCTTTCAAGAAGATATCTTTATTGTAAATTTAGTAATTATACAAAAGTGGAGGTTTAAGTATTATGAACAAATATAGATACAGAGAAGTAAAGAACTATATCCACAACGAACTAAAGTTGACTAAAGAGGATATAAAGGATATAATAGTTTCAATTGTGAAAGAGGAAGTTAAACATATCTTCCATAACACCTATGGGGACGATGTTAATATAGAGAGGTGGATTCGTTGTATGGTTTCTGACGAGATAAAGAAAAACGGTGATTACCTTATGATAAGAAATTTGTGTAGGGAGATAATTAAGGAGGAAATTGTCGATAGGTTGTCAATTGATATAAGCCTTAAAAAGAAGGAGGAATAATTATGAGCATATTTACGTTAGAGGAAATGAATCAAGCGATCAATATGGCAGTTGACGAAACATCTAGAAAGGCAGTTGAAGTTCTTTCGTCTGTACTGGACAATTGGGTGCATGGCGGTGATGCAGACTGTATCATTGCGGAGTTTGAGGAAAAGTTAAATGAAGCAATTAATGGATAAAAGATGATGGGTGTATAGACAAGCAGATTGCGAAGCGCAGAAAAAGGAATAAGAACAGTAAAACACATAGAAAAATGAAAAAGTATAAAGTTTTGTTTTGTGATATGGACGGGACGTTAATAGAAACTGCAAGCGGTGAGACGTTTCCAAATGGTATATGGGACATGAAGTTTAAGTTTGATGTTCTGGATGCAATAAAGAATTTGAATCCCAAGGAAATCTTTATTGTGACAAATCAAGGAGGGATAGAAAAGGGTCTGTTTCCGGAATCATTCATTTATGTAAAATGTGAGTATGTGAGTTACAGTATAATGGATTATTGCAACATTGATACGCGTTTTAAGTATTGCGGAAGCAATGACAGAAGCAACCCTATGAGAAAGCCGAATACCGGAATGCTTGAAGAACTTTTTGATAATTACAAGACATGGAAAGATTGCAGTTTGGAGGTAGAAGATTGTCTAATGATTGGTGATGCAAGCGGTCTTGAAGGGCAGTTTTCGGACAGTGACAAGAAAACAGCCGAGAATTTAGGTATAGACTATATGGATGTCAGCGAGTTTGTAAATGTTTACGGGAAAGGGGTATAATTATGGAAATAAAGAACGGAATAATAATAGACGGGATGCTGCATGAATTGTGCGTTGGAATATGTGATGAGTGCTCATTACAAAATGAGTGCGATGATAGTTCAGAAATCATTTGCGATATAGCTTATGAAAACCCAAACATGGACCAGTGCTTTGTATGTCGTGGTAAAGTAACTGATATTAAGATAGATAAGGAGGAATAACTAAAATGGATATAGTACCTATTATAACAAAAGATAATCTTTCTAAGGAACAGATAGAATATCTGCAAAAGCAGCAAACAGAATATAAATTAGTCAATAGGATTAAGAAGAATCCGGGACATATCTTGTTCTCTTTTAATCGAAAAACAGGGGAAATCAAGAGGGTTTCTATTATACACAAGGTTGCTATTGGTTTGAATGGGCTTCCTGTAACCAAAGCTGAAACGGTTATAGAACCTGATTGCTATTACGACCAAGCCTTGAATGAAAAGAATTTTAGAAAGAAATTGAAGAGAATTGGATTGTTAAATGTTTAAACAATTTGAAAACAAGTAACTATGGGATTTACAACACAGTGTTTTATACACAAGAATACTGCTAATATTAGAAATAGATTAAAAGAACTTGGCTATTATTGTAATCCATATTTAGGTTGGCATAATCTATTTACTTGTGTATTTGGAATTAATTCGGTTTATTCATTGGACGATTATGATACAAATGGTCTTAAAGAAATAGATGGTCTTATTGATTGCGGAGCGAATGAAGAACTTTTCCTGGCTATAGCTGCATTAAGGGATGATACGGACAAGTACCAATGGTTTACCGATGGGGATTTATGGATTATGTGTCCTTCAATCAAGTTCTCTACCTATTGTGTTTACAATGATATTGATATTAATATAGATACCTTTCACAAAGCTACCGTAGACGAACTGATCGAACACTTTAAAACAAAGGAGGAATAACTATGACCGAAGAACTTGTAACACTAGAGACTGCGAAGCTTCTGAAAGAGAAAGGCTTTAATGAGTATTGCAAATATATCATTAACGATAAAGGCTTGATGATGGAAACCATATTTAGAACTAGTAAGGATTTACCTAAATTATTCTATTCTTGTCCAATACAATCCATCGCCCAGAAGTGGCTTCGTGAAACTAAGAACATTCATATATGTATATACAACTGTGCTTGTGGCTATGGATACGAAATATCTAAAGCTGACAATGGAACTCATATAACCAGTTCTGTTTATGAAGGAACAAATGATGGTAGTAAATGGGATATCTACGAGGAAGCACTTGAAGCAGGATTACAGGAAGCATTAAAACTTATATGATAATGGAAAATATTAATTTGAACGAACTACGGGATCGCGCTTATAAGACAGCTTGTGAGCATGGTTTCCACGATAAAAGACTGAGTAACGAACACCACCTTTGCCTTATCATTTCCGAGCTTATGGAAGCTGTGGAAGCGGACCGAAAAGGGAAACGTGCCGACAGAGAATCTTTCAAGTCTTCTTATGAGGATGAAGAACCGCACGATGATGTCAATTTCAGATATAGCTTTGAAAACTATATCAAAGGAACGGTGGAGGAAGAATTAGCTGATGTTGTGATACGCTGTCTTGACCTTGCTGGGCTGCGCGACTGGGATTTGCAAGACACGTTGGATAATGTGGATGAACTCAATAACGTTTCAGACTTTTTCCAAGAACACACATTTGTAGAGATAGCTTTTGAGATTTGCACCGGAACAATTATATCCGAATCTCTAAGGTCGATTAAAGGAGTGATTCTTGATGTATGGCAATACTGTCTTTGGAAAGGAATAGATATTGAGTGGTTCATTGAGCAGAAGATGAGATACAATAAACTAAGACCTAAGTTGAACGGAAAAAGATATTGATTATGCCGCTGTTTATTTGTAGCAAATGTGGTTGTGTTGAGAATACAGCCACATCGGATTATTGGCCTGTTGTACATAAAATCTTTCCCATAGAGTATGATGCAAGTATAAAGGAGTTTGAAGGGAAACCGTTGTGCTCGGAGTGTGGGAGGTTGATATTTGACAGCAAAGGGGAAAATCCGCGTATGATACCGGGGAAGTGGCATGGGAAATTTCCCAAAAGACAAGCCACTGATGCTGAAAAGAGAATGGTAGATAGAAATGGCAGGTTTTAAAAAGAGAAAGGGATGCCTGCAACATCCCTTGAAAGGAAGCATTACGCAATTTTCTTGTCATCTACCAAGAAAGAAAAGTATTTTCCATGTTTAGGATAAATACGTTTGCCGTTCTTTACGATATATCGACAGAAAACACGAGTTTTGCCGCTTTCATCTTGCATTTGATTTTTCACACTAACACCTCCTTTCCGTTTTGCCTGCCAAGCTGCAAGACCGGCAAGCTGATAATCTGTTATACCCTGTCAAGCATAACAGAAAAAAAGCCCAAAGCTTGCAGGACAATGGGCTTAATTCTTTCTCAAGGAAATGAATAAGATTTTGCGAATGACAGTTCGCTGGATTGGAGGTGTTAGTTTCCAAATCAAATGCGATGCAAATATAGTTTGTATTGTAATAACAATGAAAACAATTAACTATTTTAATAACAATGTTAATAATTAGAACAATTATGAAACGTGAAATAAAATTCAGAGGAAAGTCAATAGAGAACCGCAAAAATAGGCAGTGGATATATGGTTGTTACCTATCTGATTATGATGGTTATTCTTACCGAGAACTAATTGTAGATTGTATTACCGGGTTTTCATATGAAGTTGACCCTATAACCATTGGCCAGTTCAGCGAAATAACCGATAAGAACGGTAATAGCATCTTCGAACATGATCTAATACTGATCCATGACAGCGAAAGTTCCTACCAATTTACAGTTGAAGTACTATTTCATAAAGGTATGTTCTGCTACAGGAACAAAGCATGTGGCTTTACCCCATTGTGGTATGTCAGCGATAGATGCGAAGTGATAGGAAACGTTTTTGATAACCCCGGAGTTGTTGAAAGGAAGTAAGCAATGAAGCACATATTTTACTTATTGGTGGGATTTCTTGCTTTCTATGAAATTATGAAAGCCTTAAACTGTAAGAGAGTATATTCCCGCACATACAAATATAGACATCTTCCCAAGGAAAAGATAAAGGCATATTTAAAAGAGCATCCTATGCTTCTTCTAATGAGTGTTCTGGATATTTTTGGATGGATAACATTAATGGCAGGACTAATGACAAGCCAATGGGTTTGTTTTTTGGCGGTTATGGTTCTATCCCTATCAAGATTTCAACGCCTCGGCAGTTGGGCTGTATGTATAGACAGCATCATCACTGTGGCTATTTATTTGTTTGCCATTATTAATACTTATCATTTACATATAGAATTATGGACAAATTAGAACACATCGCCACAATTGATTTCTGCTACTGGCGTTTGGAAATGCTCTGTCAACAACTTTCTAATACCAAGTCAAACATCGAAAGACTAGTTGACAACGCTTGCGGTTATAATGAAGCCGAAGAGATAAGGAAGGAGTGCATAACGCTTGTAGAGCAAATTATTGAAAGTAAGAAATCAATCGGGGAGAATTTTACAAGAGATATATGTTTTTTGAATAAATTAAAAAAGGGAAATAAACTCTCATAGTTGATTCCTAAAATGTTAATATATATATCTACGCTATTTTTAAGAACAGAAATTAAATGACAGGTTTTGTTTTTATTCAGATTTTTTGTAATTTTGAATTATAATGTTTCCGTGTAAAGGGGCACGGTACGTTCTTCGGACGAAAAGACTTTTATGGAAAAAAAACTCGTAGCAAATAGAGAAAATTTCTGCCATTATTATATGGAAACGGGTAATGCTACAGATGCATATCGGAAAGCTTACCCTAATAGTATTGGATGGAAGGATGGGGTCGTTAGTAAGCGTGCATTTGAATTGCTGAGAAATCCATCTGTCGCATCCCGTGTAAATGAATTGCAGGCTGATATCTTAAAAAAGTCTGACATAAAGAAGGAAGATGCATTGCGTTTTCTTACAAATGTGGTAAATGTAGACCCTATAGATCTTCAATTAAAAAGTAAAGATACGTTTATTGTCCGTTCACTTGATGATATACCAAAACCAGTCCGATGTTGTATTCAATCCATTAAAAACACTCAATATGGGGTGGAGATACGGCTATACAGCAAAATAGCCGCCATTACACAGATAAGCAAGATGCTTGGATGGGATGCTCCAGTAAAAAGTGATGTCAGTACCAATGTGCGCATGATAATTGGGGATGAGTGATGATAGAGATGGTATTCTCATATAAGCTGTTCAATCCTCTGTTTTGGCATATCCGTAAGGCTATGCATGACAAGAATATCAGGTACATTATAAACAGAGGTGGTTCTTCATCGGGAAAATCTGTATCTACGACACAGGCTGTGTTGTTGTCTGTATTTTCTTGCGAAGGTTCGGCTCTTGTTGTAAGAAAAGTGGGAGCTAGTCTGAGGAATACAGTGTATGAAGAGTTTAAGACCCAACTAAAGGCTCTTCAACTGAGTCAGTTCTTTGTGCCTAAGGAAAATAATATAACTTGTGTAAATGGTTGTAAAATTGACTTTACAGGGCTTGATGATCCTGAAAAAATAAAGTCTATCACTGGATATCGTTGGATAGTGATGGAAGAAGCAACCGAGTTCGAATATGAAGATTTTACTCAGATACGTTTCCGTCTTAGAGGTAAGGAAGGGTTGCAGATAATATGCAATTTTAATCCTGTATCTGAGGATTCATGGATTAAAACGAAAATTCTTGATACTTATGAATGGGACGATCTTCCAAATGAACTATATGGCGAAGTGAAAAATTCTCTTACTAAAAGTTCTTTGCCAAAGGCATACAGCACAATATTAGGGAAACGGGGTAGCAAATCTAGAATGATCGCCAATGAACGTACAGGAAAGCTGGAAAAGTACCCATCGGATACAATAGAACTGCATTCGTCTTATAAAAATAATTTTTGGGTGGTTGGTTCTCCGGACGGTAAATATGGATATTATGACAGGCAGACAATATCCAATTATCAATGGTACAAGGAACATGATTACAACTATTACCGGGTATATGCGCTGGGTGAATGGGGTAGTATTAAGACGGGGGGTGAGTTTCTATATGCTTTCGATTCTAATAAGCATATTAAAACAACACGATATATCAAGGGACTTCCTGTGCATATTTCTATTGATAACAATGTTCTTCCCTATATTTCGATTTGTTTTTATCAAGTGGACGGAAGTCATATAAGGCAGTTTAATGAGATATGTGCCGGTGATCCCTTTAACACAGTAACGCAGGCATCTCGGATGGCTGTTGATTATCTGCGGTCAATCAGATACAATGATATGCTGTATTTATATGGTGACGCTTCAACAAGGAATGGGAATACTATAGATGATGAAAAGAGGTCATTCCTTGACAAGTTCGTAGAAGGGCTGGAAGGTACTTACCATGTCGAAGAAAGGATACCATATTCTAATCCGTCCGTGCCCATGTCTGGTGAGTTTGTCAATTACATGCTTGATGGTGGTTCCGGAATGTGTTTTTCAGTGGATGACGGATGTAAGAATTCAGTTGTTGATTATAATAACGCCAAGAAGGATGTTAACGGTGGAATGTTGAAGACGAGAGTTAAGGATAAGGTTACGGGGCAGTCTTATGAGAAGTACGGGCACATTTGCGACTGCTTACGTTATATTACTGTATGGGTATTCAAGGATGAATATACTCGTTTCTCCTTGAAAAGGAAACGAAGTAAAATTAAACAGGAAAATAAAGATATGAGATATTTTGATATGTCTAAAAATATTCAGGGGACAAGACTTGTATATGTTCTTCCCGAATATGCCGGAAAGTTCATTATCGTTTCGTGCTATGTAAATGAGGGAATATATATAGATAATGTGACATATACAGGATCATTTGATGAGACTGTTCTCCTGTCATTTTTAGAAGGCATATCTCCTGTAGAAGTATTGTTTGAAAGTGAGAAAAATTATTTCCCCATAGCACGGGGCTTAAGGGATAGATACGATGTCAGAATTATGCATAAAAATATGGGAACAGATGCTAGGGTATCTGCTTTTCTGGATTTTATCAAAAATAATGTGATGTTTCGTTCAGACTATGATGAGATCCCGCAATACAATGAGTTTATGGATGGGATATTGGACTATAATGGTTCAGATGATTGCGCTGCAATTTATTCTGTCGCTTCCTTGGCTTATTATGTGTCGAAAAAATATAATATATAATTGGTATATTTTTAAGACATATCAAAGCTTTGATAAAAAAACATCGGGTGTTACACAAAAAGTATTGGTATATTTTTAATATTTTCCTTCTCGTGGGTATTTTTAAGGTATTGCGAAATGATATGACTTTAATTTATCTAAACAACACGATTCAAAACGTGATTTTAAATATAGTTTTAATAAAAAAAAATAACCGGCAATTAATGTCGGTTACCGTGATAGAATCTTATAGCCTCATTGACATATAATGATACTGATTGCTCCTTATCCAATATAGCTGCCACATCCTCTTCTATCATAACAAGTATTCTTTTTACAGCATTAACCTTCGGTCTGCGGGGCACACCATTGCTGTCCAATATCCTATATATCGTTTGCTCAGACTTTGAAGATAATAGCAAAGATATCAATTCTAAAACGACATACAAAAAGAAACTATATTAATTAGTTATGAGAAGCCAATGTTGAAACAAAAACCAATCTTCTTAAAAAATTGCCATTAATGCAATATTTTTTACTTGCAAGATGAATGAAGAGAATTAATAGAACGGCAAGACTGGCGAGTTTGTATTTTTATTGACAGGAAACGAATGTTATGGAATGGGATCGGAAAAACAAGTATAAAACAGATAGCTTTTATAGGTTTCTACTGCCTGAGATATTTTTCCGGGGATTTTTGAGATTTTATTTGATTTTGTTTTACATTTCTACTTTTAGAATACTTCTGATTAGCCCTTGTCAGATCCTTGATGATTGTTTCATCAAACACTTCTGAATATATCTCTGTTGTCTTGACCGATGTATGCCCCAAGAGTTTTTGGACGGTGGTTATCGGAACGCCTTGATGTACCAACAGAGTAGCACAAGTATGACGACTTGTATGGTAGGTAAATTTCTTGCTGATACGCGCCATTCTTCCCAATTTCTGCAATGTCCGATTAGTGTCCGAATTGCAACCTAATGCAGCCAGTTGTTCGATGCTGTCGTACTTCCGCATTATGCCCAGTGCCTTTCCGTTAAACAGCAGATATAGCGGAATATTGAGTTTCACACCTGTTTTGACGCTGTTTAGGACCAGCCATTCCTTTCCGTCAACTGTTACGAGATTTTTATAAGTCAATTGCTTGAAATCAGAGAATCTCAATCCGCAATAACAGCAGAAGAGAAATGCGTCCAGTATGTGCCGGCTGTTGTTCTTCCTGTCCGGCAGTTCAAGATTCTCCAGCTTCTCCAGGTCTGCGGGCATCAGGAAGTTATGTTCCTTCTTCTCTTTCTTGATCTTAAACTTACGGAAAGGGTATGCCTCCTGTAATATATAACCTTCGTTTATTGCTTCGTTGACCAATGTACGAAGTATTCTCATGTGCTTTCCGACTGTGTTTACTTTCAGATTCTTGTTTCGCAAAAATGCGTCAAACTCTTTCAAAAACGTATAATTTATATCAGTAAACTCTATCACGTTCCGGAATTCCTTCAAAGTGGCTACCGTGCCCAGCATGTTATCCTTGGTTCCCGGTTTCCTATCTGAATTCTCTATCGTTTGTATCGCAAACTTTAAAAACGACACAACTGGTTTAATTCCCTTTTTTACAGCCTCCTTTAACGTGGAAAGGTTTGATTCAAGCCCTCTTTTCCAATAGCTAAGTTCTATAGCCTGCAACTCCAGTATTTTTTCGTATAGCATTGCATTAAGCTCATTCGATTGCGGATGGTTGATAACTTGGGCACCATCCTTACTCCAACACTCCGGCTTGAGATAGATGTTTGTTTTAAAATATGATTTCCGCTGGTTAAGATAGGCTTCAATCTGTACTAATGCGGTTCCCTGTCGATTTAACTTGTTTTGTCGGTTATAAACCAAACGGTATCTGATCTTCTCTAACATATTCAACTTTTTGTTTTTAAAGTTAAAAGAATCTTCTGTATTTACAAAATAAACCACAAAAAATGCTTCTGGGAGGACTCATCGGAATAAATGATACGTGGTTAAGGTTCAGAGATGAGAAAGAAATAGAATCTCAAGACGAATTAGATCAGATGAATTATAGCGGAATATACTTACTATCACAAAAATCAAAATTAGAATATGTCCGTAATTGTGTATTAGTTGTAATCGGCAAACCTAATATCTGTTGTATTCAGAATCTATATAATTATAGCGGAGATATTTATAAATATCGAGTGAAATGGTTTAGTAGCAGTTGGGGTAATTGGCAAACCGTATCTTTGACATGATTAAAAAACGGGTGGTCCGGTACAAGCCGGTGCCACCCGATCCTGATATGCACAACGCCATGTGCGGTGCAAAGGTAATCCATATTATCTAATATGCCAATACAAATTTCCCTATATCCCATTCTATCATCACGTAGATGGAAATTATTTATATCATGAACCTATAAGATTCCATTCGCTCCATCCGTCCCCCCACCATTTCGTTCTTACTTTTACAGATTTCCCGTTTGCGCTTACTAAAAATTGCACGACAGTGTTATCATTTTGAGCAGATAAAACGATCAAAAAAGTATTATCGTATGGAGGTACAGATTCATTGACACATATATAAAAGCCGTTTTCTGTTAAAGACTTAGATTTTTCCTCAGAATCAACTGTAAGAACAAATATAAATCTAAACCACGTATCATTTATTCCGATGAGTCCTCCCAGCTCTCTGTTTAGATAAAATCCATGTTAAAAAGAGAGTACACGAATCGTAACTATAAGGTCATAATTTATAGCAGTTATCATAATCTGATTATCCTTTAGTGATATAGATATAATTTTATCAGCACTAGAGAATATCTTCGTAACAATGCCGGTAGAATCAACATAAATCATCATTTCTCCGTCATTATGGCTGACATATACGAATTCATTGGTAGGAGCACCTATACTAAATGATACTCCTGGCCGTATTGTTTCATAATATTCAGTTCGTTTTATTCCATTTGTTGGCAGAAGTCCTCCCAGAAGCATGAATCAGCTATTCCT